ACGGCACACAAGCTTTTGCAAAAGCATTAGCAACTAATCAGCCGCTTAGATTATCAAGCTTTGCAGTGGGTGACGGGAACGGACAAGCCGTTACACCAACTGCAGACCGCACAGCATTGGTAAAAGAAACACACCGCGCAAATGTCAGTGCCGTATCACTCGATCCACGCAACAACAAGCAAATCATCATTGAATTGACCATCCCTGAAGATGTGGGCGGGTTTTATATCCGAGAAATGGGGGTTTTCGATAGCACAAACAAATTAGTGGCGTATGCAAATGCGCCTGAAAGTTTTAAACCAACTCTTGAAAGCGGAAGTGGCAAGGTGCAAGTCTTGCGGATGATTTTAAAAGTCAGCAATTCACAAGCCGTTACATTGAGTATAGATAATTCGGTGATTTTTGTTACACGTCAGCAATTTAATCCGAAAAAAATTACATCATCAACCACAAATGGCTTTGATGAAACAGGACATACACACGAAATCGAAAAAGCCGATACAACAAAAGCAGGTATTGTGCAACTCACTGATGACACGGGGCTTGATAGTGACAAATTGGGATTGTCTGCAAGAGCCGGTAAAAAACTTGCACAACTCATCAGCACGGTTCAACTCGCACTTGGAAATTACATTCAAAACAGCAAAAAATCAAATTCAGTTACTAGCAACAGTAATGACAATGTGGCGACATCGTCAGCCGTCAAAATAGCTTACGACAAAGGAGTTGAAGCAAAAACGGCAGCAGATAATGCCCAACGCACAGCAAATGATGGCGTATCAAAAGCCAATAACGCACAGCGTTCTGCCGATAATGCAAATACCAATGCAAACGGTAGAGTGTCTAAACGCGGGGATTCGATTGACGGCAATTTAAGAATTAATGGTCAAGACGGTAATTGGAGTAAGCTTCAGTTGGGTTCTCAACAAGGCGTTTGGGAATTAGAAGTTCATCCTGAGTCACACAATACAACAAATCGTCGTTTCAATATGAAGTATAACGGTGATTCGACAGTTTTCTTGGCATTTCCAACCATTGGGGATAGCGGCGAAATAGTTGCATATAGAAGTTGGGTTGAAGATAGAACAACTCCGTGGGGCAAGATTGATGGAAAGCCGGCATTTGCAACTAGATGGCCAAACGCAGCGGAACAAGGCTATTCGCACTCATTAGGTCGAACAGGTTGGACAAAGCTCCCTAGTGGGTTAATCATTCAATGGGGCGAAGTAAACGGAATTGGCGTTCATAAATTTCCGATTGCGTTCAACAATGTTGGACAAGTCTTTGTTTGCGAGCGTTCTTATAGTGACGATGGGGAAATTGTTGTTGTCCGAGATGTCAACAATACATCATTCAGAGCTTGGGCAAGAAAAGACATGGGCGCATTTTTATTTTTCGCAATCGGGAGTTAAAGAAATGGCTTATTTTTATGACGTAAAAGCAGATGTGTTTTATAACGATGAAGTAAACCACATCACAGAAAATATGATTGAAGTATCAGAAGATGATTTCATTCGTTTAATTGATGCAAGAAATCGTGGTTGTCTGCTTTTTATTGATAACAATGGAGAAATAGGAACAACTACGGCTAGACCAACACCATCACATGAATGGAACGGTCGAGCGTGGATTCTTTCAAAAGAAAAACAAGCTGAACTTCTAATCAAACAGCGTGCAGAAATTCGCGCACAAATCAACACAAAACGCGATGAGTGCGTAAATGGCGGCGTGTTTGTGCCTGAAATCAATAAATGGGTTGACACAGATGACAAGGGACGTAGTACTTTGGTTGAAATCAAGGCTGATTTTGATTTAAACGGCAAAAACAATACTTACACATTGATTTGTGCAGATAACACCGCACAAGTTATCCATTTTGATGAATTCAAAGCAGTATGGAACGCGGTGAAAACACTTAAAGAAAAAATGTATGAAAATGCCTACATGCACAAAGTATTGCTTGAACAATCAGAAAATCCGACTGATTACAACTGGTCAACAGGTTGGAGTAAAACCTATCAGGAGCATTTGAATGAACAGCAAGCTTAAACAATACCTATATCACAACATCATTGCTATCGATCAGCTATTCAATGCCTTAACAGGTGGCGCAGCAGACGAAACATTATCAAGTCGCACATATCGGGGGGCTGTTTTAGCCGAGCAACCGAAAAAACGTTGGCGTGTACTCTATCGATTTATCAATGGATTATTTAGAGATAAAAACCATTGTAAAACCGCATACGAAAGCGAAATAAGCGGCAAACAGCGCGATTATCGGTTCAATCAAGGGAATGCAAAATGAGCAATACTATTAACAAATTGGTGAATGATGATGAAGATATTATTTTCAAATGGGTTCGCGGCGATGATGAATTTGAAACATTAATTTTCTTCAACGATGACGATACACCGATGGACTTTACAGGGAGTCAATTTGATTTGCATATTACACCGGAACGAAGTCAATCCGAAACCATTAAATTATCAACATCAAATGGATTAACGGTGAAAGACAACGAAATCACGCTGCACGTGTCGCACGATCAGACAGAAAATGCAGATTGGAAAGAAGCAGTCTGGGATTTGCAAGAAACTAATAAAAATGGATTTGTTGACACTCTTTGTGGCGGGAAAGTATGGTTAAAACGGGACGTTACTAGAGGCCGTCATGAAAATAGAGATTAAGCCGAAACAAAAGCACAAAGTAATAATCAAAAACAAACCACGGCACAAAATCACAGTCAAGAAAGGTTATGCCAATATTGGCGGTGATCTTGATGCAAGCAAATTACCAAACATCAACGAATTAATTCTTCACTACAACATCGGAGCGCTTTAATGGCAAGACAAGAATTTAATCAAACAATCACAGAATTTGCTGAATTTGTCGGCATGAAAGATAAAGAGATTGTAAAGCTTATCGGGGACATGCAAAGTCTGACAACATCTCAGAAAGAAACACTTGTTGGCGCAATCAATGAGATGCATCAGCGAATCAACAGCCTATCAAGCAGTGCGGCTGGTATTAATGACAGCGCGACAAATGAGACATCAACATTGTCAGCTAAAAAGATATTTGAGCTTTTAGACAAAGCGAAATCTGATGTCAAAAATGAGTTATTGGGTGGCGAAGTAGATGCAAGCATTGATACTATTAAAGAGCTTGGTGAGATGCTAAAAGGCATTCAAACAGGCGAAGATGGCTTGAACAAACTCATTCAAAAAATCTCACAATCCAATGAAGCATTAACCGCACTTAATCAAAAATTCACCGCTCTAGATGGCGTAAATTTAAAAGAAGCTTACACTAGAGGCTACAATAAATAATGACATTTCAAACTGGCGTGACTGAATTCGCTGAATTTGTCGGCAGTGAAATTCAGCGAATAGAAAAGAAAATTCCGACAGATGGTGGCAGTAGTCAATCAAGCGATTCACCAATAATCACTGGAAATGGACGGCCAGATAAGCCTGACACAACAGGAGATGTATTAAATGGCGTGGAAAATAAGATTAAAGGTAATGAGCCGAATGGAACCATTTATAGATCAATAAATGGTGCAGGCGTTGGGGCATACTTGTGGCAGAAGCAAAATAATAAATGGGTTGTTATATCTGGCGACACTGGCGCTAGACGAATGAATACATCCGTTAATATTAAGGAGGGATATATATCCCTGAGACGGGTGAACAATACAGTGGAATGTTCTTTTAGTAAAGGGCGCTGGGATACCGTTTCATTTTGCGGAAGCAGTAATTCTAAATTCACAAGGAAAAACCACGCCAAACGAATGGATCTTTTATCTAATTCAAAAATACCACCCGGCTTCCGTACTAGCGTTCCTATTATGCTTCCGTTTTATAGTGATGACGGTGATAACATTGCAACGGTGTATGTTGGTAGTAGAGCAGACAGCAATTATATTGAGTTGCGTTTCAAAGATAAACTGCCTACGGACGACCTTAATTATATGCGTATGCCTGTTATCAGTTGGATAACAGACGAGCCATTCCCTGACATCCTGCCTTAATTTAAATAAAACGCGGTCAATTTTGGCCGCATTTTGTTACCCCGTTTTTCACACTTCCAACT